CCCCCCCCCGCCGGGCATCAAGAAGGTGTTTCGTTCCGGCACGCAATTCCCCTTCGCGCTCTTTCGCACCCAAATCTTCAACCCGACTGACCTGCCGAAGGTGGTAAAGATCCATTTACGATGTCATGAACGCACTGCAAGAAATCCAGGACAACAAAATGGGCTCACCTTTCGGTGAACCCTTCCAGACCGCCCGGCAGAGCGGATTTTGTTTGCCTGGACACGATGGCCAATTGGCTGATAGCTAAAAGCTACTTCGCGACATACCTCGCGCCGTGTGGATCATCAAGTTTTGCCTGCAATATCCCCCACTCGCGCTGAATGATCGAGTAAGGAATAAAGATGCTGATCCTCTCAGCCCCCTTTACGCCGGAGTGATTGCTCACATCGTTCAGAGTGGTTGAGTAGAAACCGATATTGATGCCGACAATACAGCCGTCGCTGGTGAGGACCGGACCACCCGACATGCCCTTGATCAGCGGGGCATCATGGATGGCATAGAGATCACCGCTGTGTTCATCGGTATTGATGAAAGGCGTTGGATACACCTTGCCTTTCCCGGTAGTGGTCATGAGGTAAGGACTCGCCCCAACGGCAGTTATGCTCTCGCCAACATGCGCTGCGCGCCATGATGGGTAGCGGCCGTTGGCCTTGTGCAGGATGAAGACGAGATCACAGCCTGTGCTGCAGCTGTACTTCACGTTGGGGATGAACGGAGTGTGGCGGGTGGTTACCGCATAGTCATCGTTCCATTGCACGGCCGAGGCCATGTATAGATACGGTGCGGGAAACCCCGAATGGACTAAAAAGTATGAATCATTGGCAGGACCCGAAAAGTCGGGTTTTACGATGCCGTTGCATCCTGCAGTTACAGCTCCAATTAAAAAGTAGGCCATGATCTTGATCATGATATATCACCGACTTAATTGGGAGAATGTGACTGTTTTTTGTTGTCAGTATTTTGGCTATTGTCAGGTTGCAGTACTCCTCGCCGCTTGTTCTAGTTGGACGTTTTCTTACTTATGGCTGAGATTGTAATGACGCGTATGAATAAATCGCGCTAAAGCCAATCGCTTTTCGATCAACTCCAGAAGTTCAAATCTTTGGCGCCTGAAAAACGTTAAAGACGAGAAAGAAAATCAAGAGTTTCTATAAACTGCTTCGTCAGTGATGCCAGCTGAATCAATCGCTATACCCGTCAGCCACAAGAGCGACAAGAAGCCTGATGGTAGTCCAGTCGTCCTGCACTGCAGCCGTACCGCAACTGGCTTGATATTCCGCCAGGTTGGACATAGTTCATCCCGCTGAAGGGAACTTTGCAGAAAACACTTTGTCTCGGAGTTAACCTGACTTTAGGTAAATATGACTGGTTGCGAATCAACTCAACCAACTGAAATTAATCCACATGCAAAAGGTCCGGTTGATCCCAACCAAGGAACTTCTATTATTCCTTGATAGCAGTTAGTGCTCACTGCCTGGTCGTAGACCATCGAAGTGTTATTTGTTTGCCTGGACATTACATAGGATTGCGGCGCCGGTTGCCGGTATTGCTGGCTCTGCGAATACAGCAACTGCACCAGGCGTTGACGCTTTTCCTTCCCGGCCTGTGCTTGCAAATCTGTAGCGTTCTTGTCGAGGTGACCGTTAAACAGTCATAACGCTTTGATCCATAAGAGAACACAAGCTTTTTTCAACACTCTCAAAACCGCCACATCGCCCTATAAGAATCAATAACTTAGCGTTGTATATTCCTACAGTGGTACCACCCTTCTGCGGCGTTCTGCCGACCTACGCTCCAAGCCCACAGCTCGCCCCTGCTACGCTGAAAACTCCACGGAGGATTCGCGAGACCTACTCCCTTCCCTGCTGTTCAAGATCAACGAAAACCGGCTCACCCTCGAAGCCGCCATCCTTGAGCTTTCGAACCGGGTCGAGCAGCGCGGAGCAGCCGATGTCGCCGACAATGTCCGCGGCGCCCTGGTCGCAATCGATCGCAATGAGGAATTCATCAAGATCCCGCTTGCGGTGATGATGGCTCCGGAGTGATCGTCAACAGAATAAAAATTTTTTAACTTCCTGTGCGACGAGTTCGGAAAAGCCTGCTAAATTTCCGCAGCTGTCACAAAAAATTGCGCTGAATTACCGTATCAACCACCGATCGGGAATTACTGAGATGGAAGTCATGCGTAGCATCGCAATCATCAGCTGCGTTTTGAGCGCGGCTTGGCTAGCCGCTTTGTTCGTCGGCGTTTGTTGCCAGCTTCTTCAAATTCGTCGGAACTGGATCAACGATAGCGCTGATCCAATCCAGAACAATCCGGTTCTGGATCGTGTACTGGATTTTTTTGCCCTCAATTACGGTGACAGGTTCACTCATAGCCTGCTCATCATTAGCGCGATATTGGCTTGGCCGGTCAGCCTGATACTTTTCTTCCCTGTGCTTTCAACACTCCGCGCAAAGGAGCGAGTTCGTCATAAGAAAGTACAGCTCGGCAATACCGACTCAACTCAGTTTTTGGCTAACGAGTCCGCAGCAGCACAGACATCGGCTAAAGAGATTCACCAGCCAATCAACAGCTGATTTCCATTCCCGCCCGGTAATCTCGGCGAACTCATTCGAAATGTGTAGGCGAGAGCGCTTTGACGTAGGCCTGGCACGCCTGCAACGCAATCAGTCGCCGGTGTAGGTGATGGCGATTATTCGTTGAGCATGCGCTGGGTCAAGTTGGGCTCGTACGGCACCATGAACCACGCCGCCGGTTTCGGTACCGCCTGGCATTTCACTGCCACCAACTAAACCTTCGCCAAGGAGGACTGACAGCCGCAGATCAGCAGTGACAAGGCGATCGCGCGAGCGGTTTGAATGTCGCTCAGTTCCTTGCGGTGGGTTTGGTCGCAGGCCGACCGCCGCTGCTCGGGTCCGAGCGCTTGTCGCGTAGGATACGCGCACGCCAGCAACCGGCGAGATAATAAATATGGAGCACGACCAACAATGACGTCTCTCGCCGAACCGGCCAGTTCGCTATTGACCAAAAATAATCACAGTACTAAATACCGGCCGGATATCGATGGTTTGCGCGCAATCGCCGTCCTTTCCGTGGTCGGGCTTCATGCGTTCCCTGCCTGGGTGACTGGCGGGTTTATCGGCGTAGATATCTTCTTTGTTATTTCCGGATACCTGATCACGACGATTCTGCTTGAAGGCCTGGCACGCGGAACGTTCAGCATCCCCGACTTCTATACCCGACGCGTCAATCGAATCTTTCCCGCCCTGCTGACGGTGATGATCGCCAGCTACGCGTTCGGTTGGCTGACACTGTTCCCCGATGAGTTCCAGCAGCTCGGCAAACACATTGCTGGCGGCTCTGCCTTTATATCCAACCTGGTTCTGTGGAACGAAAGCGGGTACTTCGACACGTCGGCCGAGATAAAGCCGTTCCTGCATCTATGGTCATTGGGCATTGAAGAGCAGTACTACATCTTCTGGCCGGTGATCATGTGGGCCGCCTGGAAAAAACAGTTCAACCTGCTGACCGTCGCGGTGTTGTTGCTCGGCGCGTCGTTCGCCCTGAACATGGAGCACATCAGGGAAAACCCTTCGTTCACCTTCTATATGCCTCAGACCCGTTGCTGGGAGCTGTTGATCGGCTCCGTGCTGGCCTACCTGTCGCTCTATAAAATCTCTGCATTTGATAAAGCCTTTAAGGCAGTTGACCAATTTTTAGCCGCGATCATTCACAAGCCGGTTCCGGTAGAGAGCGGCCAGACAATCAGAAACGTCCTGTCCTTTATCGGGCTGGGTCTCATTGCCTACGGCCTGGCAACCATCACCAAGGACGACCAATTTCCCGGGTGGCGCGCAATTTTCCCAACGGTCGGTACGGCGTTGATTATCGCCGCCGGCTCGCGATCATGGCTCAATCGCTCGATACTTTCCAACAAACTGATGGTGTGGGTTGGCCTGATCAGCTTCCCGCTATACCTGTGGCACTGGCCTCTTTTGGCATTCGCCCGCATCATTCAGAGCGATGTACCATCCCGAGAAATCAGAATTGCGGCCGTGTTCACCGCTATCATTTTAGCTTGGCTGACATATCGCTTTCTTGAGCGCCCTTTACGAAATAACCAAAGTAAATTCAAAACACCTATTCTTGTTATCCTGATGGCGAGCATCGGAGGTGTGGGTTTTGCAACTTTCAATCTTGGTGGACTGCCTGAACGCGAGGCAGTCAAAGGCGCGGAAGAGTTCAATAGCCAATTTGTAGGGCCGATATGGAAATTCACCAAAAACGACATATGTATAAATCGATACCAGTTTAAAGAAGCAGAGTCGTATGGCTGGTGGTTTTGCATTACAAATAGAGATGAAAAACCAACCCTGCTTTTATTAGGCAACAGCTACGCAAACCATTTGTATCCTGGGCTTGCGACGGAAAACAAAATAAAAAATCAAACCATTCTCTCTATTGGTACCTGCCCACCGAACATGGGCAACCCTTCTGATGAAAATACAGCAACGACGATGGATCCGTGCTCTGGTTATCGTCCTTACCATCAAAAACTTCTGATCAACAGCATCATTGAAAAAGACAAAACAATAAAATATGCAATTCTAGATGGCCTCGACCCAAAGCCAGACGACAATGCAATTGCAACAACTGAAGAACGGATAAGCTATCTTGAAGGCAACGGAATTAAAGTCATAGTTTTTGTTCCTCACATTAAAGCAAATCATGACCTAAAAGGCTGCTTTTCTCGTCCACTTAAAAGTGGACCATCCTCTTGCGACGTTAGTCCACATGCAAGAGAAACAGCATTCAACGACTTCAAACTATTAGTCGACAAAGTTTCAAGCAAACACCCAGCCGTACTGTTTTTTGATCAGAATGAATTATTTTGCAACTTTCTTGGCTGCTCTTTTACAAGAAATGGGATGCCTCTATTTAGAGATGAATATAGTCATTACTCCGAGTACGCGAGTACAGAGCTAGCAAAATTGTTTGTGAAGTGGGCAGAAAAAAACGTACCGGGGATTTTAGAACAATAAATCAAGGCTACACATACAGGATGGGCTCGCAGAAGCCGGCTATTGAGTCGGCCTCTGCGTCACTTCACGCACGCAAGCCTGGCAGGCTGCCAAGGCGATCAATCCGTATTCGCCAGTGGTATTTTGATGTTCGCCGAGTGAAATGCATGCCTGCTGACAGGTCAGTCACCGGGCTCTTGCTTGGTCAGCAATCGCAGCCAGATCACCCACTCGTTGGTCAGCGCGTTTGAACACGTCGGCAAGGTTGTCGGCGGCGAACTGCACGCCGCCAGCAGAAGCACGAGCGGCAGCAGCATCAGCCGTTGCTTGATCGATGATACGTTGCCCATCTTGAACCGCCTTGTTGATTGACTGTTGGCAGGCTTGCTCTTGGGCGCGCTCGGCGGCCTCATTGAGCACCCTCGCCTCGGCGTCCCGAGTGTCACGGGCATTCCATGCCGACTGCCACTTTTCATCCGTGACCATCACGCCATGGTGGTATCCGCCGAACAACGCTCCGGCGACCAGAGCCAGTGCAGCTATATAAGGAAGGATTCGTAGCAGAATGGAGTTCATGTCAGCACCTTCAGCGCAATGTTGTAGAAGGCCAGCCGCTCGGCGTACCCGTTGGCCGCCGTTGATACGCCGGGTGATCCCGTTGAAGTCTTTGGCGTCGGCCGAAGCGTTCAGATTTCGAGAATTCCAGAACCACGCCGCCGACTTGGCCGCCCACTCGGCCAGTTCCAACAATTCAGGAGTGCGCAACAGCCGGTCATCACCAAACAGCGCCCTGCTGCAGGCTAAGTAATTGTCGTGCCCGGTGATTTGGATCAGGCCGCGCCCACGGTACTTCTGGCCGGCACCGTCAGCCTCCGGCGTGTTGCCCAGGCGTTTGGCCAGCGACCCGGTGTCGTACTTGTTCAGGTACTGGTCGCCGCCGAGCTCCTTCACATACCGGAACTGGCCGGACTCATGGCCCACCTGGGCAATGAACGCTGCCATGCGAAAACGGGTATTTATCTGATAGCGATCCATCGTCAGGTTTAGCGCAGATGCAAAAACGCCGGTTTGTTTACCGGCGTTCGGGAGAATCTGCAGCAACTGCTGCGCGGTGATGGGCAAGCTTTTCTCCAGGCAAAAAATACCCGATCGATGTCGGGGGTTCTTTAAAGGCTGATGAACGATTCCGGTGCGACTGGCCATTCAGGTTTGGCAACGGTGACATCAACCAACTTCAGCTCGCGGTAATACGCCTGCCAAGCCTTTGCATTGAGAGTTTCGTCATCCGTGGCGTCGCCCAATTGCAGCGAGACAAGAATGGTCGCTATGGCTTGGGAGGCCGCGACCAAAAAGGCCCGCCGCTGCGCTTCATTGAGTGCGGCGATTTCCTCGGGCGGTGTCTGATACGGGTCTGGTGCGGCAAAAACAGTGCCGTCGTATGTCCACAGCCGAATACAGGAAGCTGCGTTACGCCAGCGGCAAGCCGAGTCTGCAACAATTGAAAAAATGGATTGAGGAAGGCGGTCACGCGGACGTGAAGATGACCGAGCACTACCAGGCAGGGCACAGCGATGACGCGGTGGTTTACATGAAGGTGAAAGCCGACCTGAAGGTGTAGCGCGGTGGTCGTTTGCCCAAAATATTCCCAAAGTTTGCCCAAACACCAGGCAACAAAAAAGGGCCCACCTTTCGGTGAGCCCTTCCAGACCGCCCAGCAGAGCGGATTTTGTTTGGTAGGCGCGATTGGACTCGAACCAACGACCCCCACCATGTCAAGGTGACCCCGAAACAAACGCAAGTTATTGATCTATAAAGATAAAATGGTGTTTCACCGGTGGCACAAATCCGACTACTCCCCCTATAAGAATCAATAACTTAGCGTTGTATATTCCTACAGTAGTTGATCAGTTTTGATCACCGACTGCGTCGTTGATTGCCTTGGTCACCGTCTCAGGAGTCTTGACCTTGTCTTTTTCTTCTTCCTTACAGGTTTCAAGCTTTTCTCCACTGTACTGAGCGCATGTGGAGAATGTGTCGACGGTATTGTTATTTTGCACCCTGGCGTCGTTAGCCAGCCAAAATTTCCATGCCGCGAGACCGACCACAATCACAACCACAGCCCCAGCCACCCCAAAACCAAACTTTGACATTGCAGCCCTCCAATTGAAGCGCATAGCCTACCCTGAGTGCCCAAAGCGGCAAAGTCTCGGGCGGTTTGGGTAGGAAATCTTCCGCTGCAAAGCTCACTTCCGGCGTCCTGCCTACCGTTCGTCACTTTCTTGCATTACTGCTATGCTGAAACTTCCATGGAGGTTTCGCGATGCCAAATTCTGATCTACTCCCTTCCCTGCTTTTCAAAATCAACGAAAACCAACTCGCCCTGGAAGCCGCCATCATGGAGCTTTCGAACTGGGTAGAGCAGAGCGGATCGGCCGACGTCGCCGACAACGTGCGCGGCGCCCTGGAAGCAATCGACAAAAATGAGGAGTTCATCAAGATGACGCTCGCGGTTCTGATGACGCCAGAGTGACATAGCAGCTCGTCGCCCCGCCCTCGCCCAACTGCCTTGCCTCGATTACTGTATATTCAACCAGTAGAGAAAAGGCGTGACCGTGGACCCGCTCGAAATCGAAGACACCTCCGACTGGCTTGGCTGCCCGACGGAGCTTGAAACCTGTCGCCATTACTTGCGAATGCTCGAAAACGAAGTGCAGGAACTGACTCTGCAATTACGTAAAGCCCGAGAGGACATCTTTGGCCTAGTGCAGATGCATGCTGATGTATCCAGGGAGCGGGACCATTTACGAGCCGAGCTGAACCGAGCCCGCACAGATGCGTCAGATGCTCATAGGCAAACGACGGATCTACAGACTAAAAGCAGCTGGGAGCTGATGTCGAAAGACAAGGTGATCAGCGAGCTCTGCGCAAAGATCCACTCTCTGACCAGCGCCGATCCATTCACCCAACTGCCGCCACGGTGATTGCACAATAGAAGGCTCTTACCATGTGCGGACGACTTTCCCAATACGACGGCATCCATGACTTCGTCGCGGCACTGAGCATGGCCAACCCGCTGATCAACAACGCCGGTGACCACCGGTTCGAACGGTACAACGCCGCGCCCACGACGCAGCTCGCAATCTTCCACCAGGAAGGCGAGTACCTGCATGCCGACATTGTCCGCTGGGGATGGCGTCCGCACTGGGCCAAGGACCGCGCCGCGCCGATCAATGCCAGGGTTGAGAAAGTTGCCCATGGTCCATTCTTCCGCGCGATCTGGCCGCATCGAGCAATCATTGCCATCAACAACTGGTTTGAATGGGTGGATGAAGGCGGCACGAAAAAGCAGCCTTAACTGATCCGCCGGCGGGACCGGGCGCCGATCCTGTGCGCGGCCATCGGCCAATATCCGAATGCCGAGCATGAGCCCAGCGAGCACGATGGTTTTGTGATCATCACCGCCGATAGCGCCGGCGGCATGGTAGATATCCACGATCGGCGCCCGGTGACCTTGTCGCCTGAACTGGCTCGCGAATGGCTGAATCCGGCCACGCCAAAGGAGCGGGCCGAACAGATGGTGATGAACCAGGGCGAGCCCACCGAGGCGTTCGAGTGGTTCAAGGTGGATCGCGCAATTGGCAACGTGCGCAATCAGGGACCGGACCTGATCAAGCCGACCGAGGAAAACGGCTTGTTCTAAAATGGAGCAAGCGACTTCAGCCGCTCTTCAGTGGCAACGTCGAAGATCACATAGAGTTTATCGATGGAGGAATCATTCAGAGCGTCGGCCGCTTCCAGGCCCAGTACAAAACCCTCAGCCCGCGCGCCAGCCTTCGCCGCAAGAATCATCGAATCAGCCCTGGCGATCTGCGCGAGCAGCTTGTCGGCTTCGCGCTCAATTTTAGGGCTCAGTTCTATTCCTTCCATGCCGCCTCCTGTTCAGACTATGGAACAGAATAGCGAAATAGGGTCGTCACGGCACATCTCTTTAAGGCTGTCTTGCGCTACTGCTTGTGATAAATATGACGTGTACCGCGAGTCGGCTAGGCGAAGCATCACCCCTTCCTCAGCATTTGGCGGGCTCAAATGATTAAACTGATTTAGCTAAGAGATATTTCATAAGCCTGGAGAACACAACTTGACGCCGGAACAAATTGATAAAACCTTAAAAATAATAAACCGGGCCGAAGAGATTCTACAAACCGCTCAGTACGGTTTGGACGATCTTAAGTCCTCTAACGGCCAGCGTCGATTGGCCGGACTTCGTAATCTGGTAGTTTTTGGGAGATCGGTAACGTTTGTAATTCAGAATCTCAGCAGTGTAGTTGATGATTTCAATGGTTGGTACGCGCCAATACAGAAAGAATTGGCTAGCAGCCCTGTGATGAATTATTTTAAAGAACTACGAAATGAGGTTTTAAAGCAGGGTCGCTTGGAGACCGGAATTAGCGGCAGCGCGTCATTCTCAGGCGACGAACTGATGAAGCAGGGGAAGAGACCATTTGGCGCTAAAGGCTTCATTATAGGTGATATGTATGGCGGTAGTGGATGGATCGTAGAGCTCCCGGATGGTAGCGAAATAACCTATTACGTCGATCTGCCAAAAACCATCGGGGACTTTAAACTTGTTTTCTCAAATATTCCAGAGAAATTTAAATCCGCTATAGGTGAAACTTCAGTCGAAAAGCTCGCTGAGGATTATTTAAAATCGCTAGCTGAGATTATTGACTCTTGCAGATCAAATTTTCTTGACAGGCCTGTTCAAAAAATAGGCAGCATTCGACTTCCACCATACTTAAGAGTTATAAAATAGAAAACTGAAGCCAGGCGGCCCTTCCGGCACTAAAGTGTGTTTTCGGCTTTAAGGTACATCTTTGAAAAATATGTGCTGGCCAAGCTTCAGTGTCTGCTTGGCGGCCTTCGCCCAAGCCGGGGGCTTTGGCATGGTCGTCGCGTAGTAATGCGACGCGCCACCGGTGGGATCGGCCACCGTGCCCGCCATGACCTGGTCAGCAGCAATCTGCGCTTGAGCGAATTCACGGGATGGAATCTGCTTCGCGCCACTCAGGTAGGCAAAGTTCGGATCGTTCCTGTTCCAGCAGCTGAACTGGTACGGTTTCTGGCACACGCCGGTATAGCCCTCGCCCCACCACGACTTGGCCTTTCCGTCGAACACACGGTTGCGGATGGTCCAAGCCACGGCGATCTGTCCGGCCAAGCTTTCGCCGCGGGCTTCCCCCCACAACGTGCGGGCGAGGATGTCGCGGTCTTTTTCGGATACGGTCATCACTTTTCTCCAGGCAAAAAAAATCCCGCACAAGCGGCGGGCAAATAAATTAAATTGCTAAAAGGACCTTATAACTCGCCTTTGGATATACTGCTCGCCTATCCAAAGGCATAGGAAATGAGTATCCAGTGCGACACCTAAAATCATTAGCGTCGGTTTTTGCCGCCGTTTTCTCTCTCGCCGTAAACCAGCAAGCAAGATCAGCGGAATCCCCTGAACAAGAAAAGGTCTTGGTTCACATGGACTGGAAAGAGGGAATTCCGAATGAGGTCGCAGTCGAATCTCGCGGGGACGGACTAGAAACATTAAAGGGAAGTGATGGCAAGAGCGCAATTAAGGCTAGCATCCTTAGGGGGGCTAACTACTCAGGAGTTGCAAATGGCTCGCCACGAGCCGAAATTCAATTTGCAAATCAGTTCAGATTTAAACAAGGATCTAGCTATACGGTTCGTTGGAGCACATACATCCCACAGGAATTTGAGATAGACGAAAAAAAATTCATCATCTTTACCCAAGTACACCAAGGCGACAGATCTGGCCCACCAACTCTGGCAATAACTATTCTTGGTGAAAACTACGCAATCTCACAGCGTGGTGGTGACTACCCGCAACAGATCTCAGCAGGGAAGAAGTTTTGCTGCGTCTCTGACGATAGGGGAAAGTGGGTAAACTGGAAGATGGATTACATCCCTTTAGATAGCGGTGCTGGCTCGCTTACAAAGCTCTGGAAGGACGGAACTGAGATATTTACGGCCACTGGAAAATCGAACACTTACAAAGGAGACAATGACGCATACATGAAATTTGGACTATATAAACCCAACTGGACAGAAGGAGACTCATCCAGCGAAAAAGTTATAATATATTTTGGGCCTATAACCATAACCAAAAGCAAATAAAAAAGGCCCAACCAAGGGCCTTTGAATTTTAATTAAGCTTCATATAGCCAGTCTCCCTTACTATATCAATTACTGGGCGAACCAGCCACCAGCGCCGTCACTGCTGAAGCTTGCGACCGTTCCAGGGAGAACGGTAAAAGCCATGCCTGTGCCGTTTAAAGTGTCCGCGCCAGCTGGGCTAAAGTTTGCCGAGGCAGAGCCGATGTTTCTAACCGTCAGTAACTGAGCTTTTCCGGTTCCAAAAGAGTTAGCTGCTGACAACGTGTAGTTTCCTGTCGCAGTGCGATTGACAATAAGTATCCGATCCGTCGCTAAAACCGTACCAGGGCTAGCCGTAAAGGTACGGATATTTTGACCAATCCCGCCAGTCGCCAGTATTGAAGCATCCGCAGTAAGCCCAGCCAGAAACCGTGCCCTTTTATTCGTCGCAGAATATTGCTCGATCGCGTTAGGTCGGCTTCTGATCCAGTTAAAGGTGCCGCTGTCGGTAATATTCTGTTGGCGCTGGGTGTCGATCGTCGCTTGGGTGGAGCCGGCACCAAATATCCCCGACTTAAAATCACAGTCGAAATAACCGCCATCCGTGTTGTCGACATCAACGGCATTTGTGAACGTGAACACCGAGTCGTAGTATCGCGGGGCGATAACGCGCAGCTGAGACGCTCTCCTGGAAGCTCCGGGGCGGGCCTTCACTGCCGTGGTTCGCAGGGCTTCGTAGGTGCAGCCGTCTTGCAAGAAGCCGATGGTCTTTCGGACAGGGTCATCACTGATCAACACACCAACATCGGCAAACGCCACGCTGGAACCGTAGAGGTTCATGCCCGAGCAGCCGGCGAACTCTGCCGCCGCGCCAAGGCTAGCCGTGGCCCCACCTACAGAGCCGAAGAATTTGCACCCGATGATGTTTGATTCATTTAGCGCTTCGGCGAAAAACGGAGCGACAACCCCGTCCGAGTTGGTTCTCGCCAGAACCTGGGAGTTCTCCATAAGAACTGTTTGCCCAAGTCCGTAGGCTCCCTTCTTGAACCATAGGCCCCGTTTCGTTTTGCTTGTACCAACAATGTGGACGTTACTGATTATTGCGCCATCGTAAGTATCCTCAAGCACCAGACCGTGATTGTCACACAAGGACAAGTCCAGCTTGAACTGAGCAAACTGAACGGCGGTCAGCACGTTGTCAGGGGTTACGGCCTTGCCAGAAATTACGGAAGTGCCAACGAAACCGGCCCACGGCCTGATGGTACTGCTGCGGATGCTGGAGTACGCGGTTCCGCCAGCGTACCCAGGGCCTTTGCCGGTGATGACTGCACCAGGCGGGACGATGATTTGCTGCGCAACACCGAACACCCCATTTGAAAGCTCGGACTCACCGTATTCGGACATCGAGTGATTAACGGCTGGCGACCAATCCCAAGTACCAGGGTCCGTCGGGGTTGGCTTGTCGGTAACTAGATTTCTGAATTCCCACGGACTTACGCCGGTCAGGGAGAGTTGCTGCGACGCTTTCCGATTTAGATAGAAGTCGGCAGTTATCGGCCTACGCTCCCACCCAGTCAGGTCGTTATCAGGGGCGGCTATCTCCTGCCGTAGGGAGTTATCCCCAACCAGCTTGAAATTGACGCTTTCGGTAGTCCAATCGCCGGCCGTTATGTACGGCACCGAAATTGACGCAGGCACAGATGGTTTGAGCGCGTAAGGCTGCCCCCCGTACTCAACCGTCTGACTATGCGAAACAATCGGAATCCCGGACGCGTAACCGCCCAAGGATGTCCAGCCAGCCCCCTCAAGGAATTGGCCGAACACATCTTCGCGCTGGGCCTGTGAGGCATCGAACTCCGACTCTCGTCGAGCTTGATCCGCATCATGTTCGGATTCCCGCCGAGTCTGATCAGCATCAAACTCAGCCTCGCGTCGAATTTGGTCAGCGTTGTGCTCACCCTCCATCCCCTTCCACGACTTGAGTGGTACGCCAAGGCGGTTTGGTACGGGCGCCCCGACACCAGTCAGCAGAAGGTCGAAATCCTCAGCGTTATCGATCAAGTCCTTCGGGGATGTCGAGCCGGGTGCATTGCCGGTGTTGTAAGCCATGGGCATTTTCTCGCAGGCACGCGCACACCGCCGCGCGTTCGCGGAGTCGTGAGCGTTGGGATTTAAGTTTCCGGCGAGCTGCCGGTGAAATTTCGTGACGCGCGGTGATCGTTTGGCTTGATCAGCCGGTGTGGCGTGGCCACCTTTGAGTCATTGCTCGGTCGAAGATGCTGGAATAGAGGACGTATTCTGGTGCGATCAGCACCCACTCGGCATCAATGAGGGGGCGCTTGTGCAGCCACAGTTCTGCGGTAAACCGCCAGTGATCCACGCCGACCAATTCTGGACCGGTGTATATGTCGTCAAAATTCGCCTGATGGTTCTCGAGCCCGAGCGGCGTTTTGAATGGACAGTCAAATGCCAGTGAACCAGAAATTAGAACGTGCTCGAACCAGCCTTCAAACAATTGAGCCTCGGAAGAACTGAGCAACCAGGTGACTGAGGTTCTTGTCGGAACGCTCTTAAAGGCGCGACGCCGGATTTTCTTACCTGTCACCAGTGGTGTTGATTTCATCGGGCTGACGGGGTTAAAGCCGTACCCTTCCCTCAACGGAAGCGGAAGACCTTCCGGGTACTGGATCATTTGCCGTCCTTATGGCGCCGGAGCGCTGTCGTAGGTGTAAACGCGGGCGTCATAGGGCATGCCCTTGAGTGCGACGTTGCCGTTGGATGGGTCGGAGCGCGTGACGAGCACCGGGTAGGCCCACTTCGACGCCGGCCCGATCAGCAGCTGAGGAAGCGACATGTTTCCGCTCATGCTGGTGTCTGGCACAAAGTCGATATCGGCGACCTGGACGTTGTAATCGTCGATTGCAGTGCCTTGGTAGGGGCCCGAGAGAGAGCCATCAGTACGACTGATGCCGACTTTGTAGGTCTCAGGTACTGACCAGTCGATCGGCTCTGACGACTCCAGCAGGAATCCGCCGGTAATCGCCGTAACGCTGACAAGCTCGGCGCTCTGACATTGCCCGGGGGTATCGCTGGCCACCGCGCAGAAGCTCAGGTAACCAGAGTTCATGCCGGCCAGTTCGGTTTCCCAGGTGTAGGTGTCTTGGCGGAACTTCTGGTGACCGCGACGGCGCATGCCGAACTGATAGGCGCGGTTCTTGTCGCCCACGCCCGGCAGCTTGACCTTCTCGACCTTGTTGCCGGCATCGCCTGGCCAGCGGCATGGCACCGTCTCCCAGGCCCAGGTGATGTTCGAGTAATACTCGACATCCACGCCGTCGAAGTCGTTGAGCGAGGTCAGCGGCCCGGCGATGCTGAGCTTCTTGGTCATGTTCTGCGGGGAGTAGGTCTGCGTCTTCGGGCCGTAGGTGATATCAAATATCGCCCGCGGCTCGTCACGCACCAGGCTGACCAGTCCGTTCTTGATGGTCAGCTCGGCAAAGCCGCACGCCAGCGCATCGTTGATCCGATCCTTGGCAGTACTGCTGTCGTCGATGGTCTCGTCGTAATACTGGCCGGCGGCGTTGAACACCGGGTCCAGCCGATCCCACTCGGCCAGGTCGATGTCGCCGTCTTCATAGCCCAGCGACTTCAGCACATTGAGGCACCAGGGCACGATGCCGCGAGTTGCTACCGGCGCCTGCCAAACCCCGCCAGAGCGAACCGGTAGCACGCGGGTTGCCTCCCCGTTGACCTGACTTTCCGCTTGCGCAGACAGCCGATCACCGCCGCGAATTTTCACCGACATAACGGTCATGCCCGGGTAGCTGGTCGGTCGCGTCTGACGCAGGCCGCGTAGGCTTTCCCAGGCCGGGCTATCGATCCACTCGCCGCTGTTGGCGCCGCCACCTTTTGGCAGGCGCTTGATTCGGCATTCCGGTCGCATCGGGTACGGAAGATCGACCCAAAAAGTGAAGCCTTGCGCATCCCGCGAATGCCCTGTGACCGATTTCGTGATAACGGTCCACGCGCCGGCAACATCCATGTCGCGATACTCGAACTGATGCTGCGAGTAGATCGTGTATTCATCACCTTTTCGGCCTAGACCGATCAGTCCATTGTTGTAAGTCACGGTCCACTCGATGCGTATCACCTTTTCCGCCTCTGGCGAACACGAGTACGGACCACGATATCCGCCCTCTAGGCTGGATGGATCGAGGCTGACCACGCCGTTTACGGTTTCCATCGCATTGAATCCGATCCAGCCGGCATCAACCGATCCCGACGCGGTGAGCCGGTCAACCGTCATGATCGAGGCGCCGAACGCCGTGATCCGGTAGCGCAGGCCGCGTGGCCCGATGGTGGCCAAGCCGGAGCCCAGCGCCAGACCATTAACCGGTGCGCCGCCGTCGTAGTCCAAAGTCATTTGCGCCGGTACTTCGGGCGTGCCGGCACTGGCTGGCGTGCCGGTGGTATTGGTCGGGCTGCTGCCGAGGATATCGACACCGCCGGTGGCAACCATGCTCTCGCCGCCAAAGGTGCCGAACTGAGTGATCAGTAGCCGACCAGATGAAGCGCTGGCAATGAATGGCGCCGAACCCTTGGCCGTATTGAAGGCCGATACCAGGCCAGCAAGGTTGGTCGTTGCCGTTGTCAGGTTGACCGCATACGGCGCGCCTCCCAGCGTCACGGTGACCGACAGCGGCGTCACGTCGAAGTCATAGCGCGCCGGAATGCTCGAGCCGAGAATCGTCGAAGCGGTACCCGCTGTCGGGGGAACGGCTGGCGCATACGGTGTGAAGCTGTTGACGACGTAGTTGCCCGCGTTGGCGCCAGCCACCTCGATGAGCATGCCGGGCACCGGGGCGAGCATTTCCAGTGGGCCTTGTACGATGTCGCGACCCGGCCCGCCGTCGACCACGGTGTACGTGTACGGGGCGAGCGCACGGATAACCAGGCCTGTCTCCCAGTCTGCCGGGAAGCTGCCCGCGCCGGCCGGAATTGCAATCGTATCTCCGTTGAACTGATAGGCCGAGGCCGCGGCTGACGGGGTGATGTTGGTCGATACGGTCAACTCCAGCCCTGACGTACCACTGGAACTGGCGCCCACCTCTTTGGCGTTGAACCACAACCACGAGGCGGTATCGGCGGACACGTCCGCGCCGGGCGCGTAGATCGACACTTGAGCGTCGGTGCCAAGGGAAATCAGCGGGGTTTCGCCCACCTTGAGCTTGTTGATGGGCATGTCCACTGCGCCTTCGGAGACGTACAGCAGCATCTCCACCCACTTTTCGCGCGGTGCGGCAAACCAGGTGCGCGGCTCGGCCAGGTACGACGGGTACACCTTCTGATGCCCGGCGATGTTGCGGATCAGTTCGCCCAGCTTGACTTTGTTGCCCTTGGCGCTGGCCTCATCGAGCGGGCTGCCCTGGGCAACGCCTGAATTGGACGGCATCCCTGGCATCTTTGGCATGAGCAGCTTGGTCGCGGCAAATGCACCAACAATCAGTAGGGCTGTGATAGTGAACGGGTCAGAACCTTTCGGCTCGTTCCAGACCTGCACATGATCGGCCGGCCTGAACTTGACCTTGTGCCAAAGACGCGCCTCGATCATTTCGCCGTTGATAGCGATACTGACCGGCTGGGCATTGCCGCGCTTATACAGCGGGGTTTGTTCAAGCAGCCACTCTTCCAGGGTCATGCGCCGGTCAGTCGTGAACGTGGCCAGCGGCTGCGAGTCGGCCATTTTGTTGGGGAAGAATTCGATCATCGGTAATACACCACTCGTTGATAACGCGACTCGAAGTCGCGCACGGTGCGAATGCGGGGGCCTCCCGGATTGGTGTCGAGCACCTTCAGCTGGCCGTCCAGGTACACGACCACGCCGACGTGATCCAGGAACTCTCCAATCAGCGCCGAGGCAATGGCGCCAGGCTCTGGAGGACACTCTTCCAGGCCGGCGCTGATCTCTCGGTAGGCCTTGGTGTTCTCGCGCAACTTGGACCGCCCGACACCGCCCAGTGATGGCATCAGCGGCAGGCCGAACACTTCGTGCCGCACGGCGTTGACCAGGCCATAGCAGTCGAAAGCCAGCGGCCCGCGCGCGCCGTCCCGGTAAGGTGCCGACAGGTAATCCGCAATGCCTTTCATATGAAGATCAGCCCAGGCGCGACGGCGGCAGTCAGCTTGTTGCGTGGGTGAGCCGTTCCCAGCAGGTCGAACAGGCCGCAGGTCAGCGTGGCCACGTCGTTGGCGTACTGCCGATTAAGCACCGATAGCCGATAGCGCTCTGCCGGGTAGGTCAGATTGCTTTCGAGGTATCGACGCTTCGTCAGGACGATGCGCGCCGATGCTGCACGCGCCAGTTCGATGGCCGCCTGAACCTTGCCGTCGGTGTTGTCCAGGGCAATGTTCAGGTTCTGGTACCCGCTGTTATCTCGCACGGGCAGGGCCTCTTCCACCGCCATCGCCAAAAAGACGAGCGTACGCCCGTCCTCTGTTACGCAGACGCGGTCGTCATAGCCAGAGCAGATGAGGATCGGTGTCGCCCACGCGGAACAGGTCGCCTCGATCGTATCGACGAACAGGTCGTTGCCGACTGAGGCGTAGGCGATGTTGATAGGGTTGCTCATTGGAGCTCCACGCGGCCCCTAGCAAGAGACCCTCTGTTAACGAATTAGGCACCTTGTGACTGCAAACCGTACTTCTCTTGGTTTACCTGGTGCAGCTCTTTCTCGCCGCGAATGTTGGCAACGCAGATGTCGATCACATCCTGTTCGCCGAGTTGGCGACGATTGACCTGGCCCGCGCGACTGGCGTCCTCGATTAGGTTGATGACCGGGGCCGCTGACGGGCCATTGTTGTTGCTCCCCTGACTCACCCTCTCGAGCGTACGGTCCAGCTTTGCACTGGTCTGAGACGTGGTGACCCGCTCACCTTTCTTGAGATTCCAGGTTCCATCCGCCGGCACGTAATCGATACCGTCGTGCGCCTGACCATCCAGAGCAGAACCCACGGCTGTCATCATCACTCCCGCAGCAGCAGTCGCTGCGATGGCCGCACCGGGTGCTACAACGGGTCCAACGAATGGGATGCCGATCATGGCGCTGAATGCGCTGAGGCCTGCCATCGCCACTTGCGCGGCTGCGTATGAAAGCAGGGCATGGCCGACAGACTGGATAAAGCTGGCCGCCAACCCTTGGGCGTCAAGCTTGCCGGTTTCAGCCCATTCCGTAATGGCATCGGTAAGATTGTGAAAAGTCTCTGCCCCCACGCTCTGCATGGTGCCGTAAAGGTCCATGCTGGCTTCGGCTTGAGTGGCCATGCCGCTGATGAACCCAGTCACCCCGTCGTTCTGAAGACTATCCACTCTGTTGTAGTAGTCCTCTTGCAGGAGCACCCGCTCGGCCAGAGCTTCCCGGAGCATTTCGGTTTCGGTGTCATACAAGCTTTGGGTGATATCGCCGGCGTTCAGTTGCTTCTGAAGATCGGCCACCTGCCGGTTGTAATCTTGCTGAAGCGCCAGATCCTGTCTCATCCGATCCCGGGTTTGTTCCCCCATGGCGGCGCCAGCAAGATCCATATCGAAACCGGTACGAACGGTATCGTTTTCCGCGCGAAGATTTGCTGCAAAAGCCGCTGACTTGGCCGACTCCTCATTGGCAACCTTGAGCTTTTGGAGTACATCCAGTTCCGCAGCCAGGCCCTCCAAGCGCTTCTGCTGAGTTGCATTGATGCCAACCAACTTGCCGGAAGCCAATTCAAACCTGAGCTTGTCCGCTTCCGTGGCTTTCTTCTGTGCATCTACAGAAGTATTGATCAGCGCGATCTGGCGCTGGTAGTCAGTGACAGCATCCTCACCTCGCTTGGTCAGTGCTGTCGCGGCGGTGGCTGCGGCTGTAGCGGCCTGCTTCGAAGCCGCTGCGCTTTTCTTCTCTGCTTCAATAGCCGCCTCGCTTGCGTCCAAGGTTTTCGCCTTGGCTACCAGCAACTCGCCCTCGCCCTCTTTCAGGCCGGTGACAAGACCCGCCCCTATGCGGGCCGCAAGCTTATCGGCGTTCGTCTTTTTGCCCGAGAGCAGTATTTGCTCGTCGAGTGTCTTGGCCAGGTCCTTGAATGCCTTCGACTGCTCAACCACCACAGGAGCGGCAAGGATTCCGTTCAGCACATTGATCTGCGCGCCGAAGGCCTCAACCTTTTGGCGCGCTGTATCCAGTTCGCCCTGAGCGGTGATCAGCGATTCGTTCCACTCACGCTGACGGGCGTCATTCGGATGATCACGCAGCAATCGCTGATACTGCGAAACCGCGCTCTCTGCGTCGATGGCGCGTAACTGCGCATCCATCAAATCCTGATTGATGTCTTGCAGAGCGGCTGCGGCTTGATTCTTGGTGAATCCATCGAACGACTTGTTCAGGAAGTCGATCTTGTTGGTCAGTGATGTGGCCGACTCGTCCGCGTCATCGCCGCTCATCGCGAAGTAGGCCAGCGCACTGGCTGCGAGCAGGACCACTCCTACTGGACCGCCAAGCAGTGCCATAGCTGCCGAGGCGCCACGAGCTGCTACGCCTATTCCTACAAGCCCGGCCGCAGTAGCCGGAGCCACACCGGCCATACGGGCCAGCGCCAGTTGGTAGCGAACAGCTTCGACTTGAGCTGCGGCGAAAGCTATCGCGGTGCCGGCGGCGCTTGCTGCAAGGCGGGTGGTCAGAACAACGGCCAAGGCGGTCGCGGCCTGAGCAGTCAATCCCAAAGCCGTGCGCGCAGCCGGAGACCCGAGGGCACTATTCACTTCCTCGATCACAGTGCGAGCACTGCCAAGACCGCCCTCCCCGGTCAGGAGGCCGGCAACAGTGTTACGCAATGCGTCCAGTGAACCGCCGAAGGTATCCCGGGCAGCCGCAGCGGCACCGCCATACGATTCCTCGAGCGCTTTCAGGATAATGCCCTGAGCACCTGCCACATCACCCACGGACTCAAGTGATTCCGCAAGTTTCTTCTGATCTTCGGTAAATCTGAAACCTTGCTTACTCAGCGAACTGAGGCCGTCTGTTGGAACGTCCAGTGCGCGACCAATAGTTTCGGCAGCCTGCTGCACGGTGGTACCTGTGCGGGCAGCCATATCCGAAGCAGCCTGTAGCGCTCGCGTGAACTGAGTGCCCACAACGCCAGTGAAGGCAAGTAGCGCTGTCTGTGCCTGGTTGATATCGCCACCTGAAAAGGTGGTGGCTTTCTCCATGGCATCAGCCATTTCGTTGAGCTGATCGCGACTGAAGCCCGCCGATTCCCCGGTGGACTTCAGCACGGCGGCAAGTTGCGCCTGTTCTTTTTCAGCATCCCGAGTCTCGGTGATGAAGCTGGTCAGAACCGCGCCCACCGAAAAGCCGGCAACAGCACCTGCAACGACTTCGCCCAGAGCGGTCCAGGCGAGCGAGGCCATGTTCGCCGAGTCGGCAATTCCTTTGCCTGACTTTCGAGCCGCCACCTCGGCTTTATCAAGAGGCCCAGTAAAACCGCCAATGCGCGCGATCAGATCGAGCGTCAGCGTGCCAAGTGAATTAGCCATCTATAACTCCAAGCGACACCGACCTTTCGGAATGGCGACATGACCTATGTTTATGCCCAGCTTTCCATCGCTTGCTCGAGCGAGATTTCCGGCTCTGAGTCGTGCGGCATAAAGTCGTAGAGGGTGTAGCCGCCATTCTTGCTGTGCACATTTGCATACAGGACAGCCAGAGTGGCCACCCCTCGCTCGATGCGCATTCCCCAATTGAGTGAGCCGCGCTTATCGCGGTATCTCACCCAACTACGGAACTCGGAAAGACTCACGCGCTCTTTGGCTTCCGCGATCGTGGCGCCGATCGAGATCGCGATTTCGTGCCAGAGCTCGTCGGTGTCGGAGAGCTCATCGTCTTTCCCAGCTGGTTCACCTGACCGATCACAGTGAGCAGGGCCATGGACAGGTTGCCATCCAACGCGCCGCGCTCTGGGTCAGCTTCGCCGGTGATGTCGCCAACGGTGAAGACCGGATTGCCTGCCTCGTCACAGATGCTCACAGCGATGCGGCCGGCCACACCATCCTGTTTGCCCACGCCCGACATCAGATCGCTTACGGCAGATTGATAGCCCAGCGGCCGGACATACACGGTGGCCGTATGCTCGGTATCACCCTGCTTCCAGGTGATTTCCTTCATGACGGGGCGGCCCGTGAACGAGCCTTGTTCCATCAGAGATTTGATACTCAGCTGCATGATTGATCCTTACGGTGTTGTGGTTTTGCGGATCCAGGCGGAACCGCCCGAACGCTGAATGGTTGCTGACGTAACCACCACCGTGTTTGCCGCGAAGTCGAACGGGAAGTCGCTTACATAGCCGTCGAACAAAAACCAGGTGCGCGTGGTAGGCAATTGGAAATCATCACCAGCTACGTTGAGCGTCGGTGGTGCGGTGCCATCAGCCCATCCCACTACCCAACTGACATTGCCAATGTCGTCGTCTTCCGAAAGCTGATGCAGCCGGACGTGAGAGGCATTGCGAGGGTCTGCGTTCAGCGTCATCGTTGCCTGGCCGGGAGTTCGCAAACCACGCAGATACTTCCGAACCTTGTCGCTGAGACAGGTATCTTCAATTTGGTCAGCGGGGTTTCCGCCCGGATTGAACGCTGTCACGCACTGGATCTCGATTACTTCGAGATCAGATGGGTCAGCAACAGTTGGCACCAGCGCAAAGATCTGCGTGCCTTGGGTCAAAATCGACATGGCATGTCTCCAAGTTTCGGGAAAAAGAAAGCCCGCACAAGGCGGGCTGGGGTGAATCAGCGTTGGACGATCCAGTCAACGTCGAAGCTGTAGCGATAGATCTTGGTGGTTGGGTCTTTCGATTCGCCGCCCCACCGTACGATGTTGGCCTTGAGCTCTATCGCGTTACGCAGAGCCTTGGCGATTTCCCGAACGGCTGTACCCGTTGACGCGTAAACATCGACCTGCAGCGTGAATCCATCCACATCTGGGCGCCCAGCCAAGTAGTTCTCAGGGCTGCCGGTGATCATCTGCCAAACCGCGTATGGCTTGACCGTGTCCTGCGGGGCTTCGCCAAACGGATAGAGCCTGGTCGGGTTCGTGCCGAGCAGCGCGACGACTCCCGCGTCAGCAGCACATACCGCGAAAATGGGTGCAAACATCAACCACCTCCGGAGGCGCGGGCTGCACGCTTGATCGCACGATCAATAGTCTTTTCGTACTCACTCACGAAAACGTTGGTCGCGTCGCTGATGCTTTCTTCCAACGCTGGACGCATGAACGGATCAGCGCGCATGTACTGGGTGCCGAATTCCAGCAGGCGCCAGTGAGGTGTTGGGGAGTTGGCCGATAGCTCACCGCCATCCTTGAGGACCGCGCCGTGTTTAACACCAATTCGAAATCCTAGGTCACCCGTTCGTTTGAACAGCCGACCATTCCATCGCAACACAATGTTGTCCGCGATCGAGCGCCCCGTCTCAGCGTCATCCAGGAGCATGGCGCGAGCCTTTGCATTCTCCGCTATTACGGCAGCAGCACGACGCAACGCCGAGCGGCCACTTTTTCGCTTCATGTCATAGGTGACTGACTCAAGCTTTGCCGTCAGCGAGTCAAGGCCAAGGATGCTGAATTCCACTGTCTCAGCCATCATTCACCCCCTTCGCCACCAGAATGGTGAGGTACTCAAGGCCCGACACGGGGTCCGGCATCGGTTGCCCCTGAATGCTGTAGATGTCGCCACGGTGAAGAATGCGCATCGTGGGCAGCACGCCGGCGCGGTAGCGGATCACCATGCGGCCGGATGCTTCGGACTGGCCAGCCTGCGCCGCGATCAAATCGCGAGCGCTGAGCGGCTCAACCGATGCCGGCACCTTCTCCCAGACAGTTTCCCAACCCGGCAACATCTCGCCCGTTTCTGGATCTTGATTCAGGCCCGGGGCCTGGAACGTGATTCGGTGACGCAAGGAACCTGCTCTCATACGTTCACCCAGCGATGCGGCTTCCAAAGCGCGTTAGTGGCCATGGGCAGTTCAGCTGTGATCGTCCCGATAACAACCGACTCGCGACTGGCGTACCAATGCCCAATCAACAGCAAGGCACCTTGCCGTATCGCTTTGCTGAGTAGCAATGCATTACCCACGGGATCCGGTAGAGGCTGCCCTTCCTCGACCAGCTTTCGATTGGTCCACAGCTCAAACGTGCTGAAGGCTGCATCGGTGTAGCCTTGGATCAACTCGTCTTCGCCATCGTGATCAACGCGCAAATGCACCTTGACCGTGGCCAGATCAATCATTGCTCGGCACCAGGGCTTGCAGTTCTGGCTTCTTCGCTGCTGGATCGAAATCGATGCCCTTGGCGGCAAGCCATTCCTTCAGCTTGGGCGCCGTCATTTTGAGCGGATCAGTTTCGGTACCGCCTTCGTCATCGAGCAAAGTGGCGTACCCCAAGTGCTCAACGGCGACCAGCGCGCAGCGATCTGAAACCTCCTGCTCGCCGACTTCGATTTGAATGACTTCGTTGCCGTCAACTGCAAATGGGAACGGCTTGGTCACATTGATTGTTGGCATGTTGCTCTCCTGCGGGCCGGGCGCCCGAAGACGCCCGCCACAATTACGCAGCGCTGAGAGTCAGAACCTTCACGGCCTGGGAGTCGACCAGCATGCCGCCGACGCGCTTGGTGGTGTAGAAACCAACGTAGGGCTTGTTGGTGTAGGGGTCGCGCAGCACGCGGGTACCGATGCGGTCCACGACCAGGTAACCGCGCTTGTAGTCACCGAACGTGACCGCATTGGCATCTGCCGCCGCATCGGGCATGTCTTCGTTTTCAGTGATGCCATAGCTCAATAGGCTGGACGGCTGACCCAATTCCAGGCCAGGACGCCACAGGTAGTTGCCCTCCGCATCCTTGAGCTTTCGCACCATGCCAACGGTGAGGTTGTTCATCATGAACGTGGCGTTCTGGCGGTAGCCGGCCTTGAGCGACTGCACGAGATCGATCAACTTGTCACCAGTGATGCCGCCAGCAACGCCAGAAATCAGCTTTTGCAGCTTGCCGAAAGCGCGAACTTTATCGACTTCCAGTGTCATTTCATAAGCCAACAGCCCCTTGGGTTTGTTGACACCGTTACCCAGCAGGAACGCGCTGGCTTCCTTCTCCGAGAACTCGCGCGACACTTCGTCGTTCAACCACTTTTCCGGATCGAAGAACATGTCGTCCAAGCTTTTTTGCGTGGCTTGCGGGTTGGCATAAATCTCGCCCATGTACGCCGACAGTGGCGCCAAGGTCGGGGTGCCAGTTGCCGGGCGCGCATCGGTTTCACCGACCCACCCCGAACCGGCGCCACCCAGGCTCACCAGCTTTTTGTAGTCCTCGGTACCAACAGTGATCTGCCCGCACACCTGACGCATCGGCGATGCATCTCGCAACAGCTCGATGATTGTACGGTCGAGCTCTTCCGGAACCGCATAACCGCCATCGGCCTCAACGCCAATCTGCAGCGCCTTGGCTTGCAGCTCGCCCAGCCCTGCGTCGATACCCTTACGCACAAACTGCATGAACGCGGTCTTGTGCTCGCTGGCTTCCTTGGTACCGGTACCGTCTGGGCGCTTGAGCGCCAGCAGCTCTTTTTCCAGGTTGCTTTTCAGCTCGTCCAGTTCGCTCAGCTTTTCGTTGAGCGTATCGACCTGGCCGGACAGCTTGCCCTTTTCTTCTTCCAAGCCGTCAATACGCTTGTCGTTGGTCTTTTTGAATTCGTCGAACTTCTTACCCAAGGCTTCGGCGACGTCTTCGATATCTTTCTTTTCAACAGCCATGAGAGGCTCCTTACATTCGGTCAATCAGGGATTTGAGGGATTGCAGTGCGTCGTCGGCATCCGCCTCTCGCGGTGATACTGCGCCGTAGCCTTTAGCCATGAAGGCCTTGGCCTGGGAGCCAGAAAACCCAACCTCTCGAAGGGCTCGCTCCACTTTGCTGGGCGGCGGTGTTTCGCCACGGGCCAGCAGAGATTTCACATCAGTGATCCGGGCCTCATCGTTTGCCGGGAAGGTGACCAGGGAGACTTCCCACAGGTCGATTGCCTTCAGCAGCCAGATGCCCTTTTCCTTGTCGTATTCGTAATCGTCGAGCATGTAGCCGATGGACATGCCGGTCAGGCTGCCGGCCTTCATGTGTCCGTGGGCACGCTTGGCCAGTGGATCTGCGTCGATCAGCAGTTGGCCTTTGACGTACAAACCGACGTCGTCCTCGCGCATCTCGGTGTAGATGCCGATCGGCTCGTTCATGTTGTGTTGCCACAACATCGCCGGAAGGCGCCCCTTCTCTTTCCACTTGGCCAGGCTGGCTGCGAATGCACCGCGGATGACCACATCGCCGTAGCTGTCTTCGACGCCGAACACGGAGCCATAGCCTTCGAACTCGCCGCTGTCGCTGACCGATTTAATGGTCAGCGGCAGGTCAAGACGCTGTTTTGTCTGCATCGCCGGCAGCCTCTGGGTTGGTGGTCATGTTCATAGGGGTGAGGTAGATATCGCCACCGTCACGGGGGTTTTCATCCTCGAGTTCACGGCAGTCGTTGGGGCTCAAGATCCCCCACTGAATGCCCTTGCCGTAGGACTCATACCGCCCTTTCAGATCGCCACGCATCAAGGCGCCTGCGTTGAACTTGGCGTAGTGGGTCAGGCGATCTTTCTCGCTGAGTAGGCCGACCTGAATGCGGTGCTCGATGCGGGTCATGATCGGAACCAGCGAATAGTTCACGAAGCTCATGCCCATGTGCTCGATGTTGTTGAGCGTCATCTTTTCCATGCTGGCCACCAGGTGCGGCGGCACACGGAACAAACCGCAGATCTGAGCCTCGGTCAGCTTTTTCGATTCGATGAACTGAGTGTCTTGGGCGTTGAGGCTGATGGGCTTCCAGTCGAGTCCCATCTCCAGAATCATGGGTTTATAGGCGTTGGCCACCCCCATGTGCTCGCCTTGGAACTCCGTCTTAAGCCGACCGAATGCTTCGTCGGTGAGCTGTTGCTCGGTTCGCAAAACACCACTGGTTACGGCGCCGTTGGTGAATAGCTTCGCGGCATGCGCATCCATCGCCTGGCCAAGGCCAAGTGCCTGACGGGCATAAGCAATCGGATTCAGCCCGTTGAGCCCGTCCAGGGTGAACAGCCGGACATGCCAGATCTCATCTTGTGTCAGCGTCTGCTCGCCGGATTTGAAATTGACCTTGTACTCAACCGACCAGTCATCCTTGAGTTTTGGCGTGACAATGTCCGGGCTGAGCGGAAGAAGCTCGACCACGTTTCCCAACGCCATCACCTTGTATGCGTAGAAGTTGCCACGCAGACACAGGCACGCGACCAGCATTTCCCAGAACTCTTGGGCAGTCATGTAGCTGTTTGGGGCCATGGTAATCAGCGGATACAGCCGGTGAGCCGTAGCAGGCAATCGAACCCTGCCTGTCTGCTTCAATAGCCGGCAGGGAAGCATTCCCATCGACTCGGCCAGTACTCGCACGCAGTTGAATACAACCAACTGCTGCATGGCGCTGGTGGTGGTCACGCGCTGACCGGCATTAGTTTCATACCCAGTACCCAGCGCCTGAGCGAGCTTCTCTGGCGTATCGATGACCTGAACGCCTGATTTTCTTCCTAGGAGTGCACGGAGCATCAGCGACCACCCCGCACTATCGAGACAACCGACAGGACAATCAGCAACGATCCACAGACGGTCAATGCCAGTGGCTCACCCATCCAGGCCCAGAGCCCGCGAGTCAGTAACCCAAGCCCAAGCACACCGACGAGATCGGGCAAAGCCTCCTTCAGCGCCTCCAGTTTCGGTGGCTTGGATTCATCGGTCATAGGGTTCGAATTCCGTGTTTGGAAATGTGGTCCGAAAGGGTGTCGTCGGGATGTAGGTTTGCCAGAACACGCCCGATCGCCATGATCAGTGCAACAGCGCCGTCGATCTTGTTGTCATCGCCCTGCTTGATTGGCCTGACCACGTCGTCGTTGCCCGGCAGGAACTTGCCGATCACGTTGCCGATACACCAGGTCATGATCGGGTTTCCGTCGTGATGGAACCGGCCAGCAGTGATGGCTGCCTCGAGTTCCTTCATCGGATCCGACATGTTGGTGTAGTTCTGCGTGATCGTGATCGGATTGAGACCTTCGTCATCAAGGTCGTGACTCAAGCCAGTGGCGCCATGCGGGTCAATAGGAGACTCCCGCAGCGGCGCGTGGCGATTTGCCTCTTTGGTGTCCTCGAGGATCTCGCGATAATCGACTTCTGCGCCGTCGGTCACATCCAGATGCTTGGAGTTGACCCAAGCCTGGAACCGTTCAGACATCCGCTTGTTGTCGCTATTGAAAGCGGTGTCATAGGGAACCCAGAACTTCGGCGCAATGCTGTAGTAGTGGATCTTCCCGTCGATCACCCGCCAGAACAGCCGAGCTCTGGAGTTCATGTCCAGCTTGCGCGCCAAGTCGAAGCCTGCATTCCACTCCTGCCCCTCGAACTGCTCTAGGGTAAGCGTGGTGTCCTCACAGGATTTCCAATCCTCCATGTTGAAATAGCCGGATTTGGCACTCACCCAGAGGTTCAGGTGCTTCGTTTTGAAGGTATTGGTGAAACGTGCCGAACGAATAGCGCGAGCTTGCTGGCTTTCCAGGTACTCCTGGAATACCGATACACCATGGTTCGGGTTGGCCTTGACCAACATCTTCGGATCAGTCCAGTCGTCACCCTCGTCCAACGTCCAGATCCAGCCGAACAGTTCCTCGTCGGGAACCGTGCCCTCGAGCATCTCGATGACCTGGCGGCGCTTGTCATAGCACGGCCCCTCGATGTCGGCACCGGCAGTGGTGATAATGAACATCAGAGGCTGTCGCCGGGCGCCCATGCCGGTGAGCATGGTGTCGTACTGAGCTGACGTTGGGTGCTCGTGGTATTCGTCGACTATGGCGCAGCTAGGTGACGCGCCGTCGCCAGGATTGCCGATCAGCGGCTCGAAGCGGCTGAAGTCGGACGGGATGTTCATGTTCGAGGCGTTGACCTCGATGCCAGCCGCTTCAATGAGGTGAGGCGACTTGCTGACCATCAGCTTCGCCGGGCGGAAAACCTCCCACGCCTGTTTCTCGGTGGTCGCGCCGGAATAGACCTCGGCGCCGAACTCACCGTCGGCAACGAACATGCTGATGCCCACACCGCCCGCGACCACGGACTTACCGTTCTTGCGCGGCACTTCCCAGTAGCTTTCGCGGAACCGGCGGTGCCCGCCCTTCTTCTTGACCCAACCAAAGGTGACGGCGAGGCCGAACAACTGCCACGGCTCCAAGGTGATGAGCTGACGTTTAAAGGCCCACTCACCTTTTGTGTGTGGCAGCAACTGGATCAGCTTTAACTTTTTCTCTGCTTTGACCGGGTCGAACTTGAAACGAAAGCCGCGCTTGCGACTTGCGGCCAGGTCGTCGAAGTGACGCTGCACTGCCTGGTGGATGTAGCGACACGCGGGCACCTTCCCGCGCAACACGGAACGGCCCCACGCCATCGCCTTATCGACATTGGCATGCAGGGCTTTGGTCATCAGGAACTCAGTAGTTTGGCAAATTCGTTAGTGGACGATTGCTTGTTGCCGCCGATGATTCGCGTCCGGCTGGCCGGATCGAGACCCAGCAGTGAGCCGAAGGTGACCAACTGGCGCATGGACTCATTCGCCGCGGTGAGTGCGGGGTTCTTCATCGGGCTGCCCTGGGACGATTCGACAACGATGCCGAACTTCTGGACCGCTTCTTCGGACATCCGCCACTTGTCATAGGCGGTGCAGAACGCTTCGACGTTGTGCAGATCAGTCAGCGCAACAACTTTTTCCCGGAGTAATTCAGGGATAAGCATCTTCCACATGGTGGCTGCCCGCTCGCTCAACCACTCCGGCGGATCAATATTTGTGACGGTGGTGAACTGAGGCTCATTGTTGTTCAGCGCCCGCTTTCCGGGGTTCCCAGCAAGTTTCTTCTGGGCCGTCGGCTTGGGTTTGCGACCACGGCCGGCGACCGTGGCGGTGCCTCCCATCGCGCAACTCCTGATTTTTTAATTTCGCGGGCGTAAGAAAACGATTGAGGGCGCGGTGTCCGAGTAAAAAGGCATGAACTTTTGCCCCTCCCCCTCCCCTGAACGAGATCCCTTATCATTCCGGCCATTTTCGATCATTTTTTGATCGATTTCGACTCGCGCTGCGTCTTCTCTTTGTGGCAGTCGCGGTTGATCGCCCGGAGGTTGGCCGGCTCGTCTGTGCCGCCGAGGGCCAGAGCCACAATGTGGTCAACCTCATGGGCTTCACGGATCCTGTCGAGCCTGATGCACTCGTCGCATCGGCACAGGTACTGGTCGCGCTTCATCACCCGATCGCGCAAACGGCGCCACGGACGACCACCACGGCCTGAGCCCTTGCGTGTGGCCCAAGCCTTGGCCTGCTCGACAGCCACCTCGGCATGGCCATCGCAGTAGCCGTTGGAATTGCGGTGCAGGGATCGGCAACCCTGGGCCCGGCATGGGCGCTGCGGCCTCAAGGGCATGGCGTGCCATCCATATAGGTGAGGGGCTGTGCATTAGAGTATTCAGGCTCGTCCTCGGCCAGCGCTTGGATCAGCAGGCTCTGTTGCTCTGCCATCCGTTCGAGGATCGCTGTCTGTTTCTTCTGTTCGCTCAGTATCTCGGCGAGATAGGAGATCGCTTGCCCGCTCATACGCAACTGCACTCCACTTCTTAAGCCATTCACGCCGGGATGCGCATCCAGTGCACGCCATCACCAGTCACCTACTTGGTCAGCTTCGGCTGCAGCACGACCCGGGCAATCATCACCAGTAGGCCCAGCACGCCATAGGCAATTGGTGGCAACACTGCCTGAAGCGATGGCATCAGTTGCTCAGCCACGCCAAGGGCGGCGATTGCACCACCCGCCTGAACGCTGGTCATGCTCAGCGCTTGTTTCCAGTTGTCGATCAGTTGCATGGGTCACTCCTGCCGCTTGGGCAATTTGAAGTCGGTGAATCGGTCAGCCAAGGCGGCAACCTTCTTCACGCCAAGGGTGCCGATGATGGCGCCCAGCGCGGCAGCCAGACTCGATGGAAGGTTGAAGTATTCGAGTAGCGGGAATGCCCCAGCCGTGATCGCGCCACAAAGGCAGGATTCGAGCAGGGCCTGTCGCCGCCCGCCGCCCCCGTAGATGACCCGCAAGAAGGCGATCCAGCACGACAGTGTCGCGGCATAGAACATTGGGGAATGTTGGCTGAGCCAGGCCATGACGATGAGCCAGGTGTCTGGTTTGTCAGGCATGTTTGGCATCTCGGATTCCTCCCTCGCGGGGAGCGGTATAGATCCGGCCCCAACAGCACTCCCAGCTCGGAGCGATGGGTGTGGTGGAGCCGAAAACGAAAAAGCCCCGCACTTGGCGGGGCTTCAATTGTTCTTCAGTCAAATTTAATGGGGTGACTTGCCAGGCTTACGAAAGCGCACGAAACCAGTCTTCGATCCAGGCTTATGCGGTTTTCCTGCGCTGGCAACCAACGCGCCATAGTGCTGTTCACGTTCAGGTGAGCGGTCGCGAATTACTTTCCACTTTCCACCTTTGGTATCTCGCACGACACGCGCCGCGCTCTGCACGTGTACTTTCAGCGCACTAGCAGCTACAGCGGGCTCACCAATCTTGGCCGATAACGCGGGGGCAGTGTTCCTCCCACGATAAACCGCTACACCGATTAGCAAAAGAATTCCCAATGCCCACAGGGACAGGATCAGAACGGTCATGAATCCTCCTCAAGCATGGCTACCACATAGGAAGCAACGATTACGAAGAAGCTGATAGCGGACATCGTAGCACCTGTCCGAACCGTATCAGCGTCAATTACGTCGCCAATTACCAACGTGGCAGCACCAGTAACCATAAATCCGGTGCCAATACACAACAGTAGATTGGTTATCCATCGAATGGTTTTGTTGTTCATCAACATCCTTGCTAAACGATACCCTGCCGATGGCACCACAGGGATAACCATACACACATTGTAGCAATGAAAAACCCGACACTTTGGTCGGGTTCGATGTGTCGCCTCTCATAAACGCGCAAGATCGACATGATGTGGCTAAATTACGATCATTCCGCCACTAGGTCAAGCAGCATCAATAAAAATTTCTTCCCGGTCGAATATCTCAGTTGCATGGATGACTGCGGCCTCTTCCAACGACTCCAGGCGCTTGGAAATTCCGGTCTTCCAGCGCCGGCGTGTCGACTCTGGCTTCCCGTCCATGTCCCAGGTGTTCATGTCGTAGAACTCGGCCGGCAGGACGATCATGTCGGTGGAGCGCTTGCCGTTCTGGACACCCTTCAGCTTGGGAATGGCCCACGCAGTGAGCGCCTTATATGTGAACAGTTGCGGTGCCGGGGAAACCATACGGGCCACCAGACGGCCGATGGCTGCAACCTTGTTGGCCTTGTGCGTGGAGTATTTCGCAACAAGAACATCCCACTGGGCAGGCTCAAGCTGACGATGCAGTAGCGCATAGAGGCAGCAGTCATAGTCGAACTTGTCGCGTACAGAGAGCGAGCTACCGGTGCCACCTTGGCGAAGGTCGGCATCGATCAACTTCTGCCAGCTCTGCTTGGTGCTGTTGTCGATGTTGTCGGCGGCCAGTACCCGCACCAGTGTTCCCATCACGTCTTTATAGATGCCCATGACTCAATCCCCCTTGTAAGTCGAACGGCCGGCGCCGCGGCTGTTGCTCTGCTGGTATTCATCAACGATGCAGCGTGTTGGATTCTTGCCGACCAACTGACTGCGCTCCCGCCGGACCATCCTGCCCAGCTGAACCACCAGATCTTCGATCAACAGCGGCTCCAAGGTCTGGGCATGAACGAAGCCCGAAGAGTGACAACCGATGCAGTCGAGTTCGTGAAATACCCCTTTGATGGTCCCTTTCCCGGCACAGGACGGGCACTCGGTGAGCGGTATCAAACTGCGCACAAGGGCGGGTCCGTGAGTCCTTTTGTCCATTTTTAAACCTCGCCTATGGTTGATTCTTGAATGGCCTTGCAGCCCTTGTGTTCCGTGGCTTCCAGCGGATTACCCGAATTTTCGTTTCTACCGCCCTTCAACCCGTGAATCAGGGCAAAACCCTTCTGGTCTAAATGGGCGTGCCACAGTTCGAGGGCAGCGCGCTTGCGCTCTTCAACGGTGGTGTGGATGTAGGCCTGCACGTTGTGGCCCATGGCGTGGTTGATCAGCATCTCGCCAATCAGGAAGTCGATCCCGAGGTCTGCCCACCCAGTCCTGGCCAACTTGCGCAAGTCGTGACTGCTCCACTCGCCCTTCCCCAGCCCGGTGAACACGGCGCTGGCTTGCCCTTCGCTCATGCCCTTCCCACTGTGGGAGCGAAACAGGCAGTCGCCGTCGTAATGGCTCGCCTGTTGCGCTGCGCGGTACCGGATTAGAAGGTTGCAGACCTGCTCCGTCAGCGGGAGCGAGTGCTCAACGCGGGTCTTGGTATTGCCCACCGGCAGGTACCAGGTGCGTTCGGCGAGACTGATGTGCGACCACTGCGCTTTGCGGGTTTCGCCGATGCGGGTGCCGTGGCACAGCATCATCAGTGCGAGCATGGCCGGCTGCGGGTCGAACTCGAACAGCTCATGCAGCTGGCCCAGCAGCCCCTCGATCTGCACGCCGCGCAGGCGAGCCGGCTTGGCCTTGATCTTGGTCTTGGAGAAGTCGCTGAACTTGATCCCTGCCATCGGGTTGGACGGGATCAGCCCCAGTGTGTGCGCCTGGCGGCAGGCGACCACCAGCAGGCCGAAGATCAGCCGGACGAACTCCAGCGACAGCGTCTCCTGCAGCGGCCACATCAGTTGGGTGTCGAGGGTGCCGTGACGGACATCGGCCAACGCCAAATCACCCACGCGCGGAATCAGGTGGCACGCGATGGCTGACTTGCCCGTGGCCTTGCGCTTGTCGGAGAGGTTGCGGTCGCGGCTCATCCGGTCGGCGTACCAGTTCAGCAGCTCACCCAGCGTTGCCCACGGCGATACGGCGGCACCCGCTTCCGGGTCGGTGCTCAGCCGCATGCGCAGGTCCGGCAATGCCGCCAGCACCGCTTTCGCCGACAGGTCCGGATAGGCGCCAATGCGGTTCCATTTCTTGCGCACTACCAAGCTCCAGGTCCCGCGTGGACGGGCCTCGGTGAACCGGAAGTACAGCCCCGGGTGACGCGGGTCACGCATCAGTACCGCAGCCGGATCATCGGCACGCCGACGAATCTCGGCATCAGAAAAGGCCACGGTCATTGTCATGCGGCCACCACTGTAGGAGCGAGCCGCAGGTAAGCGCGAATCTGCTCGATGGTGTCGAAGTGGCCACGGCACACCACCGCCAAATACCCCTGCTCATTGAGCTTGCGAATGCGCGCATGCTGACTGGATGAGATAGGGGCATCGTTCGGCGGTGTGGCCTTGAACTCGATGTACAAGCCAAAGAACCCGCCGCGCGCCATGGTCAGCACCAGGTCCGGAATGCCAGCCTTCACGCCATGGGCTTTCAACTTGCCGGCGACCGCCTTCACGCGGTGCCCGCCGTTGGGCACGTGATAGATCAACTCAAACACTGCCGGGTAGCGCAGCTCAAGCTCGCGCATCAATGCGGCCTGTTCCTGACCTTCCCGGTCGATTGGCTTGGCACGGACTTCCTTCTGTTTGAACAGCTTGGGACTGGCTGACTTCATTCTGGCGCCCTCGCCCGCTCAAGCTCGATCAACAACTCGAGAAAGTGCTTGGCCTTCTCCAAATCGGCGATGCCGCCCTTGTCACGCCACCGAGTCACGTACTTGATGACGCTGCCTTCGGCGAACGGAATGCTGTTCGCGTGGATGTATTCGATCGGCTGGATCTTCAGTGATTTGTAATGACCACCGGCAACTTGTGTGTTCAACGCACTCATACGGATGCTCCGGCGCGGCGAGCGCGCAGTTCTGCCAAGGCCTTATTTCCGACTTCAGGCGTGCGCTTTGACGGCGCGGCGAGCTCTGCAACCGGGACAGGCGCCAGCTGCTGCCCCATCCAGACCTTGCGGACCTGTTCCAGGTAACGTTTTTCGAAACTGATCAGACCCAGTTCACGACTGAGCAGTGGCAGGCTGCTGAAGCCGGCCGCAGCGGTGGCGTGGTAAACGGCAGGGTGAAACCACTTCGCAACATCGCGCATGGCGGGGTAGCAGTTGCGTAGCGCCTGGTTGTAGGCCGTCTCGACACTCGGCAAAGGCGGCTTCAGCATCTCAGGCGCTGGCACACACCCCTGAATGAATTTGCCCACGCTCGGAATGAAATCGGACGGTTCGGCGCGGCAGCGGATCAGGCCGATATCGATTTGCTCCTGGGTGCAAATACCGTTCTCGATGAACGCTTGCAACCAGGTGGCTTTCGATTCCATGTAGGACTTCTTGTCTGGCCATGCTTGACGCCACGCGGTTCGGATCGAGCGTAACTGGCGGAAGAGCTGGTTGATCACTTTGCCGGTTGCGTGAGCCTGATCCTGCCGGGCCTGTGCCGAAACCTCAGTCGTTGCTTCGATGAATTCGCCGTGGCGAACCTTGGTCATGGCCTGGGCCGCTACCGTAGAAACCGCTCTCATTTCGAACCCCCACTCATCCATTCGGTGTTGTCATCGTCGAACTCATCTGAAGCTACGGACGATGCAGTTCTGGCAGCGTTGACTCGCTCACGCTTGACCCAGGTGGCCAGTCGGAAGCACCAGCCAGCAGCGCTGTCGACAGTCGATGGCTTGGCGACAAAGAAACCCTTGAACCCTGAGATCAGCTCGTCGGTTACCGAGTCAGCAGGCAAGCCGGCGATTTTCAGTTGGGTAGCCATGCAGGTCTCCGGCAGATCCCACTCAACGAACATGGCGAAGCGTTGGCGGTCATCGGCGGCGAGGGCCTGACGATCCTGCTCGGCGATGACTTCGGAAATCTCGCGCTGCTGCTGCTCTTCGGTTACTTGATGGTTAATTGATGTATTGGGTGCAGTGGCTGCACCCCGTTCTGTCGTAGGCTGCACCCCGTTCTGTTGTGAGCTGCACCCCGTTGCGTCATCTGCACCCCGCTTTGTGCGGGGTGCAGGATTTGCACCCCGCGATAGCTGAAGGTCGTAAACGACTGGGCGACGGTCATGACGCTCAATGTGCACGGCGGCAATGGCTTGATTGCCCTTCTGGATGAGCCCGGACTTCTCCAGATCATCCAGCTTGTAGCGAACGGTGCGTTCGGACAGGCCGGTGTCTTGAGCCAGCGTCGAAGCCGATGGGAATGCACCAGCGCCGTTAGATCCGGCGTAGTTGGCCAGGCACAGCAACACATGACGCGCGCTTGAGTCTTTCAGGGACTCGGTGGGCAGAGAGAGCGCCCAGGACATTGCTTGAACGCTCACAGCGAGGCTCCGATGTTGAATTCGGCCAGACGAGCAAGGCCTTTCGGGGTAACCAGTGGATCGAAGGCCGCGCGCTCGGCGCCGGTTTCCGGATCAGACTTCAAGGAAGTGACTTTGTGGATCATGTAGCCGGACGTGATGCGAGGCTGGTAGGCGGTCCAGCGACCTGAGCCCTGACGCCGAAAGATCCAGCGGTGCTGCTCCATCCAGGCGAACAGCTTCGACGGTTGAACTTGCAGATGCTTGGCTGCGTCGGTGATGCAAATCGCACCGCCAGCCGCAGCCAGTCGCTTTATGGCGG